TCCACATTCGGCACTGAATTATCTGACGCCATCAGAGTTTGCAGCACGGTGGCGAAATGGAAAATGTGAAGGTAAACAAACCGACATTACTAACTGACGGTTGTATCTAATCCTGGGGGCAGGTCAGCGCCTCCGGCGTCCGTTCGCCGTAACAAGCCTTGTACCCTTTACAGACGTTTGGACTTATAAGTCGGTGCAGTATTACCCAGGCAAACACCCGTGCGAAAAGCCAGCCGAAATGATGAGAGATATCATCAGCGCCAGCAGTAGACCGGGTGATGTAGTTGCTGATTTTTTCATGGGATCAGGTTCCACGATAAAAGAAGCAATCAAGTTGGGCCGTTTCGCGCTTGGCGTGGAAGTTGAAGATGAACGGTATAAACAGACTTTCGGAGAAATATTCCCTGAACAGTCGAATACCTCATAACACGTTACGACCCCAGCTAAGTCTGGGGTTTTTTATGCCCTCGATTCGTGGAGGACAACAACAGCGATAAGGGGTTTATCAATGTCCGAGCCGGTATCAGCTTCAGCGGCTTCAACGGCGCTTGCCACGGTCGGCCTTTTTGGCTGGTTTACCGGTCTGGATTACGGCGTGGTTTTTGGTGCCTTTGCTGGCGCTGTGTTCTACGTCACGTCAGCTGTTGACCTGTCAGCCTGGCGGCGCATTTCGTATTTTGGCGTTTCATTCATGTGTGGTCTGCTCGGTGCCGGTGTTGCTGGCGCTAAGTTGGCGGCCTGGCTCAGTTACCCTGATAAACCATTGGATGCCCTGGGTGCGGTAATCATTTCTGCACTGGCTGTGCAGCTGCTAACTTTCGCCAGTAACCGGGCAAAGAACCCAACATCACTGATTGATCGGTGGAGGGGGCAAAGTGGTAATAAATGACCCGCTGGTAATCCTGAACGTGGTGGTGTGTACGCTGGTGGTTATCCGGCTGAGTTTCTTTCGAAAGAACGGCGCGACACACCGCCGCTGGGCGTCATGGCTGGCCTACCTGATAATCCTGATTTACGGCCATGTCCCGCTGCGTTTCCTGTTTGATCATTATGACGGCACGCGCTGGGCCATCCTCTTACTGAACCTCGTTATCTGCATCGCCCTATTCGTGGTACGCGGCAACGTGGCGAAAATCATTAAAGTCCTGAGACTTCCACAATGACAAAAGACCAATTTACCCGGGCGGCTTCATTGAGCGCCGACTTAGCCACGCGCTGGTATCCGCACCTGGTATCAACGATGGCTGAATTCGATATTTCCACGCCAGCGCGGCAGGCGGCATTCATCGCGCAGGTAGGGCATGAATCTGGCGGTTTCAAAACGTTGGTTGAGTCCTTCAACTACTCGATAGCTGGCCTGTCGATGTTCACCCGCCTCACTGCCTCACAGCGTGAACAACTCGGGCGCCGTAATGGTGAAGGTCCGCTGCCTGTTGAGCGCCAGCGCGCCATTGCCAATCTTGCCTATGGTGGACGGTACGGCAACAAAGCAGCGGGTGACGGTTATAAATTCCGTGGACGTGGTCTGAAACAGATCTCGTTCCTCGATAACTATCTGGCCTGCGGTCGCGCGCTGGGCATTGACCTGATCACCAATCCTGATTTGCTCCTGCAGGATGAATACGCAGCACGGTCTGCGGGTTGGTTCTGGAAGGCCAATAACTGCAACAGTTTTGCCGACTCAGGCGACTTTGTGGGGCTGACCAAGCGTATTAACGGCGGTGTTAATGGACTGGATGATCGTCAGGCACGTTTCGCGATCGCTAAAAAGGCATTAGGCATCTGAGGATCACCCTGTGGAAACATCGCTGTTTACTGCTTTGATGAAGGCTTACTGGAAAACGGCTGTCGTCATTGTTTTGGCCGCTGCGCTGGCATGGTGGATAGAAGGGCTGCGCTGGGACGCTGATGTTTCCAAAAGGAATGAAGCCCACACGGCAGAGATGAAGAAAATTAGCGATCAGGCCGTAATTGACCTGACCAACCAGAAGAAGCGCACCGACGCAGCACTGGCGGCTTTCGAGGCGTTGGACGCTAAGCACACGAAGGAAATGGCAGATGAACAGGCCAAGAATGAGAAGTTGCGCGCTGATGTTGCTGCTGGTACTCGGCGGGTGCGAATCGCCGCAGCAAACCTTGCCAGTTGTCAGCGTGACGGGGACAGCACTACCGGCACCGGCAGCCTGGGCGATGCAGTACAAATCGACCTCACGCCAGCAGGTGGATCAGCTGTTCTCAGTCTCAGAGAGTCAACCAGCAGAGACGCCGAAGTAATTCAATACCTTCAGGGCTATGCCGCTGAAGCCCAGAAGCGTTGCGGAATTCAATAGGTGTTGATAAATGGAAAAATACGAATGGGAAAAAGAAGAATTAATCAAAAACGCTGTTATCTCGACAGGCGCACTTTCAACAAAAGTAAAACTGAGCCCTGACATGAATGCTGCAATTACTGAGGTTGTGGAAGAGACCATTCAAAAAGCATTGCAACCTGGTGGACTTCTTTACCGTAGTTAGCCTGGGCATTACAGCAGGCATTCACTGAGTACCTGTGTTAATTCTTTATTCAGAAAAACCTTCGGCGTAATCTCTCCATTCTGATTATGAAAAGGAGGTTGTGATGGTTAATCCACTCATTTTGTTTGCTATTTTGACATTATCTGCATGCACTGCGTACACAGAAAAGAAAGCTGAAAGTCCTAAACCGATAAGCCAAGAAACCCCAATTTATCCACATTATGTGCATAAAAATCGAATGCTTGGACTGGTTAAGTTCAATTACGACGTGGACAAAGAGGGTAATGTTAGTCAAATACGTATTACTGAATCAAATCCCGATCATCACTTTGACGATGTAGCTATCAAAGCTGTCTCGAAATGGCGGTTTGAAAAGAATAAACCTGTCAATAACATGCCAGCGACAATGACATTTTATATGAATTCACCCAAGTCCAATTAACTTCGGACGCACCAATCCACTTGTTTTTATGATGTTTTTTATATAGGAGCATTTATGCAGGTCACTATTGATGGTGTCCCGTACGCGCCTGTGTGCAATTTGGACTGCAGGGATGCATGGTTTCGAATATAGTTTCGAATGAAATGATTAGCAGTGAAAGGTACTCCCGGCAGGGGGCCTTGCCACGGGGCGGCGGACTCGCGGAAAACGGCTAGTTTTCACGATCTAGGGTCATCATCATCATCTGTGCAGGTTATTGATTTTATTAATACCCAAATTGCAAAGATGTCGAATCGTCTAAAAAGTGTTCACCATCATGGACCAAGAAATCGCCTCACTCAAACTCAACATCAATCAACTTGCAGGGATCACCGGCGTGCACCGGCAGACCGTCGCGGCGCGCCTGAAGAATGTCGATCCCGCGCCGGGCAGTAACGCGAAACTTAAATTATTTTCCGTGACTGATGTGTTGACTGAATTGATGATCCCCACGGTGTCAGGTGACGTCGCTGAAATGACGCCATCCGACCGGCTGGCGCACTGGAAGGCCGAGAATGAGCGGCTGAGTTTTGAGCAGAGCATGGGGCAGCTTATCCCCGCGGAAGATGTGGCAAGAGAATTTTCGGTTATGGCGAAAGCCGTCGTTCAGGTGCTGGAAACGTTGCCGGACGTGCTCGAGCGAGATTGTGCTCTGCCGCCGTCTGCCGTGATGCGGGTACAAAATATTATTGATGATCTGCGTGACCAGATTGCGCAGAAGGTCATTGACGCAGAACCGGAGGAGGAGACGTCTGAGGAGGACTGATGGCAAAGCGGGCTTCAGCGCGTGGCATCCGGAGAGATGTACCCGAAATACTTCGCGCACCGCGGCGTATGCTGGTTGCCGATGCTGTCAGCCAATATATGCGTGTACCGATGGGGGCCGGCAACTCCGTTCCCTGGGATCCGAATCTGGCGCCGTATGTCATTGAACCTATGAATTGTCTGGCATCGCGTGAATACGATGCCGTGATTTTCGTCGGACCGTCCCGGACGGGTAAAACCATTGGCCTGATTGATGGCTGGATAGTCTACAACGTTGTCTGCGATCCCTCCGATATGCTGCTTATCCAGATGACAGAAGAGAAAGCGCGCGAACACAGTAAAAAGCGTCTCGATCGTACTTTCCGCAGCAGCCCGGAAGTCGCCAAGCGCCTGAGCCCCCGGCGTAATGACAACAACGTCTACGACCGAACGTTTCGCGCCGGTAACTACCTTAAAATCGGTTGGCCCTCTATTAACATCATGTCGTCCTCCGATTATAAGTGCGTGGCGCTGACGGACTATGACCGTTTTCCCGAGGATATCGACGGAGAAGGTGACGGCTTCACACTGGCCTCAAAACGTACCACGACATTTATGTCATCCGGTATGACGCTGGTGGAGAGTTCACCGGGCCGTGATATCCGAGATACCAAGTGGCGGCGAAGTTCACTTCATGAAGCCCCGCCGACCACCGGCATTCTTTCATTATATAACCGCGGCGATCGCCGACGCTGGTACTGGCCTTGTCCGCACTGCGGCGAACACTTCCAACCGGCGAAAGATGTGGTGCAGGGCTATCAGAATATTGTCGATCCGGTGGTTGCCAGTGAGGCGGCATTCATTGAATGCCCACATTGCCGCGGAAAAGTCACGGCAGACCAGAAGCGCGCTCTTAATCAGAAAGGCGTCTGGCTGCGCGACGGTGAGCAGATTGACCGTCATGGTGTGATTACGGGTACCGCGAGACGTTCCCGCATTGCTTCTTTCTGGATGGAAGGTCCCGCAGCGGCATATCAGACCCTGTCTCAACTGGTCTATAAGCTGCTTTCTGCCCAGCAGGATTATGAGGCCAACGGCAGTGAAGAAACCCTGAAAGCGGTGATCAACACTGACTGGGGCCTGCCTTATATTCCACAGTCCAGCGTCGAGCAGCGGAAATCCGAAACGCTTATGGCCCGCGCCACCGTGGTGACCAAGCGTACGGTGCCCGACGGCGTGCGTTTTCTGGTAGCGACCGTTGACGTACAAGGCGGGCGCAACCGGCGCTTTGTGGTGCAGGTGATTGGTTATGGTTCGCACGGAGAGCGGTGGATTGTCGACCGGTACAACATCAAACAGTCGATGCGTACGGGGCCTAATGGTGAAAGCCTGCCTATTGATCCTGCTGGATACCTGGAAGATTGGGACTTGCTGCGCACGGACGTGCTGGATAAGACATGGCCACTCAACAGCAATCCAAGCATATCAATGCCCGTGCTGGCGATGGCCGTGGACTCCGGCGGTGAAGACGGCGTGACCGGTAATGCCTATGAGTTCTGGCGCCAATGCCGCCGCGATGGCGTACACAAACGTGTTTATCTCTTCAAAGGAGACAGCACAACCCGCAGCAAGCTGATCACTAAGTCACTGCCGGACAATACTGACCGTCCTAACCGCCGGGCGGAAGCCCGCGGCGACGTCCCGCTCTACCTGCTACAGACCAATATGCTCAAAGACCGGATCAGTAATGCGCTTCAGCGCGATACGCCGGGGGCTAACTACGTTCACTTTCCTGACTGGCTGGGGGAGTGGTTCTATGACGAACTGACCTATGAAGAAAGGGGCACTGACGGCAAATGGACGAAGCCAGGGAAAGGGGCGAACGAAGCCTTTGACCTGATGGTATACGCCCATGCGCTGGTGATTTTGCGCGGGTACGAGCGGATAAACTGGGAAAAACCGCCTTCATGGGCACAGCCCTTTGAGCAATCCACACCCAGCACGCATTCAGATCCCCAAGCCATGCCAGCCAGCAGTAATCACAAAAAACCGAAAACAACCCGCGCCAGGAAAGAGGATAAACCTTCTGCCTGGGCGCCATCGACATCAGGAGGCTGGGTATGAATCAGGCCGATATTGAAGACATGATCCAGCAGTATATGACCGCCGAACGCGCCGTCCTGCAGGGTAAATCCATCACCTTTAACGGACAGTCCATGACGATGGAGAACCTCAGTGAAATTCAGAAGGGGCGGAACTACTGGGAGCGCCGGTTAAGCACGACGCTGGCGGCGCAGCGCGGGCGACCGCAGTACCGGCTGGCGAGGTTCGTGCGATGAGCCTGATTGATGATGCCATTGGTCTGATTTCACCGGGCTGGAAAGCCTCACGGTTGCGGTCCCGTGTGGCAATCAATGCCTACGAGGCGGCATTACCGACGCGCACGCACCGGGCGAAGCGGGAAAACCGCAACGCAAACCAGCTCACGCAATTTGCTGGCCGGTCGATCAGGGAGCAGGCGCGCTGGCTGGACAATAATCACGATCTGGTGATTGGCCTGCTGGACAAACTCGAAGAGCGCATCGTCGGCGCGCGCGGAATTGTGGTTGACCCCCAGCCCATCCTGAAAACGGGGCTGGTGGCCGATGAGCTCTCTAAACAAATCCGGGCAGCCTGGGCGGAGTGGTCTGTTTCCCCCGATGTGACAGGGCAGTTCACCCGCCCCGTTCTTGAGCGGCTGATGGCAAGAACCTGGCTGCGCGACGGTGAGGTTTTCGGCCAGATGGTACGGGGTTCCGCGCCCGGACTCACCCCGACGGCCAACATCCCTTTCTGGGTCGAGGCGCTGGAGCCGGACTACATTCCGCTGGAGATGAACGATACCGGGAAGGGGATTTGTCAGGGGATCTATCTCAACGACTGGGGATGCCCGACAAAGTATGTCGTCTACAAAAATCTGGTGACATCAGGCGTTGCGCTGGGCAATACCAAGGAAATCGCTGCAGACGGCATGATGCACCTGAAATTCATGCGCCGTCTTCATCAGGTCCGGGGAAACAGCCTGCTGTCCGGCATCCTGATCCGCCTGAGCGCGCTGAAAGAGTATGAAGACTCTGAACTGACGGCCGCCCGTATTGCCGCTGCGCTGGGCATTTACGTGAAAAAAGGCGACGGGCAATCCTATGGCGATGCCGGTGGTAATGACAAAGACCCCCGCGAGCTCAACATCGAGCCCGGGATGGTCTTTGATGAACTGGAACCCGGCGAAGAAATCGGAATGATTAAATCGGACCGGCCGAATCCTAACCTTGAGACGTTCCGCAACGGGCAGCTCAGGGCGGTGGCCGCGGGCAGCCGCAGCAGCTTTTCCAGCATCTCCCGCAACTACAACGGCACCTACAGTTCTCAGCGTCAGGAGCTGGTGGAGTCCTTTGAAGGCTACGGCATTCTTCAGGATGCATTTATTGCCGCCGTGACCCGACCGATGTACCGCAGCTGGTTGCAGATGGCGATCACCGCGGGCGTGATCGACATACCGCCAGATGTGGACATGTCGACGTTGTTTAATGCGGTCTACAGCGGGCCGGTGATGCCGTGGATTGACCCGATGAAAGAGGCCAACTCCTGGCGCGTGCTGTTACGCGGCGGCGCGGCAACGGAAGGGGACTGGGTCAGGGCGCGCGGCGCGAATCCGGGCGATGTAAAACGCCGCCGCAAGGCGGAAGTCGACGAAAACAAAACGTTAGGTCTGGTCTTCGACACGGACCCGGCAAACGATA